TTCTATCGTCGATGAATTTCTTGTATGGTTTGACACCGGCCACACCGTTTGCTGCTGAAACAACAACAAAATTATCTGGGTGAGCCTTAAACTCTTTCCATAACATTCTTTCGCTAAAAGGTGCTGGCTCTAGATTAGCATCATTACTGAGTTGATGCTTTCTGTGCAACCATTGGACAAGCTTCTGTCCGCCCTGCTGCTTACCAATCAACTTACTTAGTGTGCTTTCTTCAATAAACGCCTCATCAATCTCCTCATCCCACTTCATCTGCTCTAGTAAGGTTGGTTTTAGCATTGATTCACGCAATCGTAGTGGGGGACGACCCGGACCGCCCGACATAGTCTGTTGTGCGCCACCCGGCAGGGCCTGTTGCGGTTCACCACCTAATCTTGCGTCTGCATCCGGATAAGCATAGATGTATTGTCCCATTGGATCTCTTACAAGTTGGAATCGTACACCGTTTGCTTTATATTCCTTGACATCTGGTTTATAGCCGGGAATTGCCATTCCATGGCTAACATTTACTTCACCAAGGTCTTCTGCATTGTCTCTCAACCATCCAGCTACAGCACGCATTTCTGCATCTGTATTTGGACCCTGACCGTTTACATTAGCAAGTGTCTGGATATTTTCTAGTGGTGTTGATGTAAACATGCTAAACATCTGGCGACCCATCCCGCGTGTATTGCGTTGCGAATATCCTGGTAAATTATTAACCGTATGCCATTCTGGTGTTTGCATTCCAGATGCTTGCATTGCGTTGCTAATAACTGCCGGTACATCTGCTGCTGTTCGTAGTGCTACTGCATTCTGTTGAGTATCAGGAAGAACATCTGCCTCGCCTGCCCCCGCGTCTGGATTGATTCGATTCATTAAATCGCGCATTGTATCTGTAGGAGTAATAGCACCTACTCTACGTTGAGTATCTGCACGTGATGCTGTTGGAAGATGCATCGGCTGTTCATCCCCGACTACCTCGCCGTCATCTGTGTCAATTGTTGCCGGAAGATCAGCATGACGTGGATTTAGAATATCGTCGATATCATCGAGATGATGCTTTTGCTTTGTCATAGTCGGCTTTGCTTCGGTGACATCACCCATAACTCTATCATAGCAAGCCTTTAATTCTTCTGGTGTATATGATCTTAATGTCATTTCATCATAATGGCGATTATCTTTACTAAATCCCATATTTTGAATATTAGTAATCTTAGAAATCATACTTTCTTTTTCTTCATCTTCCTGATGATCACCATAACCTACATCGCTGCTGTTATAATCTGCCATATCTCGTTGAGTTGGTTCGTATTTTCCGAGGTCACTAAAATCATCTTGATCTGGATCATACCAATTACCTTCGTCAACTTCGAGAGTATCACCAAAGGAATGCTTATCAATATATCGACCAGCTTTACCGTAATCTGCTGGATTAGCACCATCTGGTAATTCTTCGTCTAAGTTGTCGTCGCCATAGGTCATTGGGGAATTCTGTCCACCTGTCTTCCTAAATTCTGTCTTGTGAACGATGTCGCCGAGCTTGACTCCTTTGCCAGACTTTGGTTTTTCTAGGAAATCATTATCTTCCTCATCGACCTTACTTCCTAATTCGGGCCCACTGCAGGCTGCGCAACCTTTACCGTCACATTTTGGACATCCAACGTGATCATACTCGTGATCGTGTGCGGCAGCAATTGGATCCATTTCGGGGAAACATACTGGGCAATCCCATTCATTACAATCACAATTATTAGTTGCTGGCAACGATTCTGCAAGTTCTGGCCTACCTTCACTTGTTAAGGCTTCTTCGACAGCTGACATCCATTTTGAAAATTCATCTCTTTGATCCATTTCCGGTTCCTCTATTTTTACATTCTTTGATCCCAGTGACATTGGTGACAAATTACCATCATTGTCCATCTCTCCGAAATTATCTTTTGCGTTCTGTTCTAGAACTGAACCAACATTTGCTGTCGGAACTACAATTTCCTTATCATCAAAACTAATAATACATTCCTTACCACTTGTGCTATAAGCAACGAAAATGCCGATTCCTGGACCGATGACAGAACCATAGACATCTGCAATCTTAACGATATTGCCGGCACGAAATTCTGGCTTGTCGTTCATTGTTCCCGGTGTATCGGGATTGACACTCATATGAAACCAGTCATTACCTTTTTGATACCCATCTTCGTAATCACGCTCTGGGAGACTAAATTCGTCTTGGCTTAATTCTTTAGCAATCCCCTTGATATCAACCATAGCACCGTTTGGTGTGCTACTCATGTATCTTGCAGTACCACCGCCAACACTCGGATTCACCATTACAGTAGCATCTTGCTTAATAAGTGCATGTTTTGCATCCTGGTTTGGGAAAATTGCTGGAATACTTTCCATAATCTTTAACCATTTTCTAATTTCTGACATCGGAAGTCCCTTGTTATTCAATATTGTATTTATCAAGGTTTGCGGAGTTTCCGGCCATTGAAAAGGGCGCCCGTAGGCGCCCCTGACTTGCTTGGTTCTTATTTTAGGCCGTTTTGTACCAGCAATTGATGGCGCCAATGTATGTCATCAGTTTGCACATGACCTTTTCGAACATATTTTGCAACACTAGTTCCGAAATTGTCATAGTGAAAGCTGTCTGCAAGGCGAACAACAAATCCTTCATCCTTTTCCGAATTAAGTGTCTTGTGTAATTTCATGCAATTATCTTGATTCCACACATCGTCGTAAATTACAGGAACAGGTTCAATGCCAAGCAAAACACAATATTGAACTGTGTCATCCCAACTTAAACAAATATTAGATTCATCCCAAATAGAGAATGCCATGAAGTAAGAAGGCAGTTCATCATATGCTATAGAGTGGCGAGCCCACAGATTCTCTCCGCAGATTCGCCAATTTTCGGGGATATTGTGAGCCATACCTGCCCACATTGTCTTGACCCAGTCCCTATCAATACCGCCTCTGCTGTCAATACTACGGGCGTGGATATGGTTTGAATACATGCTTGTATTCTCTCCATCCATTTTCTTAGTAATAACAACACGCTTACCTTCAAAGTGCGAAAGGTCGTGCAGAACCTTGTCGTCATCGGTGGTGCCGGGACTCCAGGGTAGGTGCGGTGTGCGTGGGTATTTCGTAAACATGATAAGCTCCTTGGTAGCCCAAGGGCTACCATTTAAAATTTTCTTTCTAACGCCATGTTGATAACAACATAGTCCTTAAAATCTTTGGCTGGAATAACATTAAACATTAAACCATACTTGTTGTCAATTGGAATCTTTACTGTTCCCGACATAAAGGGAAGAATTGCCTTTCCTGCATGATCTTTATATCCGGTTGCAATACCAACAAAGCAACCAAGATATCTATTAAACATAAATTCCTTACCCGCATAGGTAGATGTGTCAGAAAAAGAATTCTTGTATACACCGATTGTATAACCATCATCGGTTTTATATCCAATTCCGTAGTTATTATTATTGAGTGCGTAATGTGTTTTGGTATGGGAAGTGTTGTCTTTATCGACCCATGTTTCAGTCACATCATGATTGCCATCTTTATGATGGGATTGTAAATGAAATACAAGCCCGTCGCAGAATGCCGGTGTTGAAACTGTAAATGCCGCAACAAACAAGAAATGCCTGATCATTTAATCTCCTTTGAGGAATTAGCAACTGACTTATCCGACCTACGCTCCGCAAATCGCGGAAGAAACAAACTATCCACATCTCGTTGTTGACTGGTGATTCTTTCGTTGTAAAGAACCGTGACAATGCTACCAATCCAATCACCAATGTCCTTAGTGATTTCTAAACGAAGTGCATCAGAGAAGCCACTAATCGAGACCTCTACCTTACGATCACTAGACGCACAAATCAAACTACCAATTTGACCTACGAATTTTCCTTCACCGGGGTTGTATCCAATAACTTCCAGATCTGCATCTTTTTCGGCCTTGAATTTAACCAGGTGTTTGCTGCGAGTATCTTCCCAGAGGCCGCAATAGTTCTTCAGGATGGTGCCTTCCTCGCCAGAAGCCAGTAATTCTTCAAAATGAGCAACAGCCTCCGGCAAACTATTAACTACCTTAGACGGAATCATCCAGAATTTTAATTGTGAATTAATTGCCAATTTATTTACACTTCGATTGTGATTTTCAGATACCGTCTTTACAGCAGATGAAAGGGAACGAAATCGTGCTTCATAGGACCAATTGGATATGCCTTTCTTAAATTCCATAATAGGGATAATATCCCATATTTGGGCGCGAACCATCTTGGCTTCTTCGGGAGTAATTGTACCTTTAATTGCCTTGTTGATAATGCCGTTGCCAATTTTACGCGAGAGGAGCTTTCCATTTTCATCTACCACGACCAACTCTCCGTCGATGACAACGGGTGTTAAGAAATATTGTGCCCCGAGTTCAATTAAATCACTATCCATGTATCCGAGCAAGTCAATGTTACGACCGCTGCGGCCACAAATACTAATTTTTTCACCCATGATATGGAAGTTTACCCTTAATCCATCAGCCTTCAATTGACTAATAGCAGGATAGGTAATGTTCTTAATATTCTTGTCGTCATAGGGACGAGCAAGCAGACAAGGATACGTAGGAATGAAGTTGCTAATTACTCGATTTACCGTACCATCACCAGCACCACAACGAAGATCTTTACCAATAATACGCTCAATAACAATGGCATCATTGCGATCAAGAGCAGAAAGAATACTGCGAAGATGCTCAATGCCCGCATGACCGGTGAGTTGTCTAGACGACAACTTCTCAAGTTCAACCAACGCCCAGTCTAAGGACTGATATGTTTCTCCGGGTGCGGCTGTGAGGAATTTGAATGTATAATCAGGGATTTTCCTGATATAAAAATTGATATAGGGATCAAGTGCCAATGTAAGAACCCGAAGGAAAAGTTGATTTTCCTTGTATTTCTTAATGACTGACTCTTTGTGTGTTCGCTTCGAATCCGATTCAATCTCTTCGAGAATTTGCAGAATCATAATTTCCCCTGTATGCCACTATTGTAATGGCCCACGGGTACAATGTCAACTGGTGTTTTACGATGTAGAATTAAGCTCTTGCTCAATTATATAAGTTGCCATCTCTGGAAATAATGTTAGATACACTCTTTCGTAATGTGTTTCACAATAGGATTTACCAAAAATAGTTGGATGATGGCATTTTTCACCATCTCCAATCCATGTACAAATGGTTGGCTTATCTTCAGCGAGCTTTTTCATAATATGTCGTCATGCCAAACGGAGATTTGATACGATGCTCCGGGTCGCTGTGAATGACATACACAGTATCGCAATACACGGGGTCGCCGAAGCCAAGTCCGCAATCATACCCGTCGGTGAAGTGAATGAACTTCTCAGGCATGATGTCGTTCTCCTTCATGTATTTCCAGTTGCAGTTGAAATCATTACCACCACGACCTATTACCTTGTAGTCGTCGATTTCATCCAGGTTGTCCGGTGTGTACGTCTGCGGATTGTAAACTTCCGTATCCGAGCACCACAGTAGCAACTTGAAATCTGCAAACTGTGTCATGATGCCTTTAACTTCGCCAAGGAAGTCACGAATCATTTCGTCGGAGATAGAACCCGAACTGTCCATACCCA